ATCGGCCGCTGAGAGAACTTCGATTTGAGGGCGGTGAATGAAATCTGACATAAGGTCGGACTTATCATCGGATCGTAGACGAAGTCAGACGGCTCCCGCCGTAGCCTTACGCAGCAGCACCTGCCTTGTTCCGCCAGCCGGGATCGTATTCGACACCGTAAGGCGGATCGGTGACCATCAGCAGCGGCTTCACATCACCCAGCAGGCGTTCCACATCGGTGGCCACTGTCGCATCACCGCAGAGCAGCCGATGCTTGCCAAGCACCCAGAGATCGCCGGGTCGGCTGATCGGGGTTTCAGGTGGTTCGGGAACATCGTCCTCGCCCTCGCGGGAGGCGGCTTCAGGATCGACCCCTCCCGCCAACAGCGCCTCGAGTTCAGCGTCATCGAAGCCGATCAGGGAGAGGTCGAAATCCTCGGCCAGCAGGTCGTTCAGTTCCGCCGACAGCAGCGCCTCATCCCATGTCCCGAGTTCGGTCAGCTTGTTGTCCGCGATCCGGTACGCCCGACGCTGGGCCTCGGTCAGATGCCCCAACACGATCACTGGCGCTTCGGTCAGCCCGAGTTGCGTAGCGGCGAGAACCCGACCGTGGCCCGCAATCAGTTCGCCGTCGTCTGCGACCAAGCAGGGCACGGTCCAGCCGAACTCGGCCATGCTGGCCGCAATCTTTGCAACCTGATCTGCACCATGCAGCTTCGCGTTCTTCGCATAAGGCTGCAATTGACTGATCGGCCGCATTTCGATGCGGTCGGGAGCAAAGGCGAGGGTCATGAGTTGCGTCCTGTTGCAGGATTGGCTGGCTTCCAGGGTGGACTCCGGTTGCGGAATCCATGGTGGATTCCACTGGCTTCAAGCTGGACTCCGGAGTCCAGGGTATCCACCCCGGAGTCCACCAGACAAGTGACTGTTTTATTGCGCTATTTCAGGGTTTCAGGGTGGATTCCACGAGGGGTGGACTCCCAAAAAAATCGCTCTGACGCTAGCGATATGCCGCGCTGCGCCCCCCCGTATACGTTTTCGGCCAGAAAGGAACCGTAAAACAATGACTTAGGGGGTGGACCCCGACTGGATTCCGGTTCGAACTCTGGGGTCCACCACGGCGTCCATCCGGAGATCGTTTGCGCTGGCAACCTCCTGCACGCGTCTCTCCCGAGTATATCCAATAGATAGCCCCCAAAGCCGTGTGATGGAATCCCTTCCGATGTCTCTCTGAAAATTTTTCTCACAGGATGATTTTCCTTGACAGATTATCAGCGTTTTCAACGACGAAGCGCTTCGAACGTTTGGACGATGGCACGCGTCCCCAGAGCCGCCAGGTGATCACCGCAATGCCATACTGCCAATGACGGTTGGCCGCCGGACGGCTGAGGCCCACCTCCCAGCAGACCTTCTTCCACTGCACATGGTTGGCTCGCAGCCAGACGATCCGTGCGTCGTCCCGTTCGAGCCAGCGGAGCCAGAGCATCGCCTCATCAGCCTCGGTGATCTGTCGCGGTCCCCGCCGAGGCCGAAGCATCTGCGGCTCCTGACCGACCTTGTCCGCGAAGCTGTGGAAATACTCGGGCCATGCGTTGACGAAGCCCTGCGGCCTGACGCCGGGCAAGGTGCGGAAGACGTCGGCAGCACTCTCCAGCCGCTCCTCCACCAGTGTGGTTGTCCACTCAGCCATGGTGATTACCCTCCTGCCTCTTGCCGTACAGCTTGTCGCCAAGCTGGCGCACCAATTCCCGCTCAGGCCAGGTCAGCCGGTAATCGTCGATGGCGACAGCCAGCAATCCCTGTTCCTTCCAGCCGTCCCGTTTGACCTCGTCAGGCTGGCGGCGGTGCCCGCCATAGCCCTTGGGCGTGAAGCGCATGCCGGTCATCGCGCACCTCCGCCGGTCTCGATGGCCCAGAGCAGGATAGCGATCGCATCGGCCTCGTTGTCATCAGCTGGGCTGAAGCCCCTCGCACGGGCCGCTGCGATCATCGCCTCCTTTGGCGCGTTGCCCTTGCCGGTTGCATGCTTCTTGATCGTGCCCACAGGCACGCCCTGATAGGGCACGCCGCGCAGTTCAGCCCAACTGGTCAGCGTCGCCATGAGGCCGCCGTAGACGTGGGCTGCGTCAGTGCCTGTGTGGCGCCGGACCTCCTCGAACCAGATCGTCTCTACCGGACCAGACAGGCGGTCGATCTCGGTCAGCCAGTTCGTGAAGCGCAGGTAGCGCATGCCACCGCCGTCGAAGCGGCCGGGCCGGAAGCTGGCGGTGCCGCTGGTGATCAGCCCATCGTAGCCGCGCAAGGCCCAGCCGGTGGTGGTGCCGAGATCAAGCGCGAGGATGCTGCGCGAGCGCTCGGACGGCGGCGGCATTTTCGGGGTTGCGCCTGCATCGGCGCTGGACAGAGTCAGGTTAGCCATGGGTGGTCTCCTTTTTGGGTTGGTTGCTCGGGTGGAAGACGACGGCGATCATGTTCTTGGCGGAGCGGGTCGCCGTCGTCGGATTTGGGCTCGGTCCAAGACTTGGGTCCCAGAACGATGCCCAGGGGTAGGTGGTGATCCTCCCGCGTTTAGCGGGGAGGTCACCTACCCCTTTAGGGGTACTTTTTTGAAATTTGAAATCTGGCAGAAGGTATTGAAATCATTTGTGTATTTCAAATTTCCCATCAGATTTGGCGAGGCCCATAGAGAAATTTGAAATTGGCCCTTTAAGACATTGAAACCAGACGTAAAAAGCCAGATTTCAAATTTGTGAAGGAGTTCAAATTTTGCATGTGGTTCCGAGGGAAATAGTCATGGATTTGCGCCCTCCGCATAGACCCAAACGGCTGGGTTTTCGACCGGCAGGACAGCTCCGGTTTGAGCGCATTTGTAATGGCTGGGCAGGATTTGGATTGCCTCGGGCAGCACTTCTCCAGTGTCCGCATCGACGGTCTCCACCCCGCTTGCGAGGATCATATGCTCCACGCAAAGGTAGCCGTATTTGCTGTTATCGGGCGGCAGCCCAATTTCGGTAGCCGCATCAGCTTTTACAAACTTTACGACACCCTTGGTCGTGAGCACGTTCAACCGGGCGCGAATCCCTGATGCGCCGCTAAGGCTCGCCTTATTCTCAAAGCCCTCGGCAAACTGGGTCATGGTATACATTTTGCCCTGCATGGCTTCGTTCATAAGAATGGTGACAATCACCTCACCTTTTCGATCCTGCTCGGCATCGTGTTTTGCTCCAAGATCGACCCGAACTAGCCGTTCGTTCATCGGATTGATCTCCACCCACTCACCATTGACCTTGTCGATCAGCTTCGGCGGCAACGCGGGCCCATTGCGCAACTCGATCTCCAGCTTGCGTTGGGGGCTTTCCTCGTCGGGCCGGTGCAGGATCAGGCCGGAGGTGTAGAACCCGCGCAGCGCACTGGCGCCGGAGAGTGCCAGAAAGGGATCATCCTTCACCTGCTGCTTGCTGAGCTTCTTGGTGTGATGGATCAAGATCACCCCGCAGTCAGGGTCGATGTGGTCGCGCAGGACTTCCACCCGTTCCTTCAAGAAGAACATCATCGCACCGTTGTCGTTTTCGCCGCCGCCATCAGGCCCGCCATCGAAGAGGTTCCGGATCGGGTCGACGCAGATGATGTCGACCGGGTCGGTCGGGAAAGCCCGCCGGATGGCCTCGGCCACGCGCATGCTACCCTCGGTGTCGAGCAACATTTTCAGCTTTGGCGTGGCGACGAAGGTGTCGCGCCCGGCAGCGAGCACTTTTGGCGGCAGCGCAATCTGTTGCAGACGTTCACGCAGGTAGTGATACTGGATTTCAGCCTGCAAATAGAAGATCCGTAGCGGACGCGGCGGGGTGAAGCCGAGAAATGGCACGCCAGCGGACATGTGCACCAGCCAGGAGATCAGCAGATCGCTTTTGCCGACCTTGGGTGCACCGCCCAGCACCAGCAGGCCACCGGGCGTCAGCACGCGGGGTGCGATGATATCAGCGGGCATCTGGCTCTGGTCATCCAGCAGCGCACCTAGCGTGAAGGCT